TGTTAGTAGGCCCGGACTCACTTGCAAGCTGGTCAGCTCCCGCCGGCCGGCATTCGCTTTCATCGCGTTGATCGCGCCTTGGGCCACGACGCGCCCGTTCTGGATGATCACGTTCCCGACCGTCTTCGAGTCGATCTGGAGGTTCACCACCGTAGTGCCGAGCCCGGCTCCGGAGGCCACGCCGCCGCTGATGGCATCGAGCGTCGGCAGCCCTCCCAATCCGGGGAGCGCTGTCCCATTCGAGTATCCCGGCGACTGATACAGAGACCCGCCCGTCTGGACGATATCGAGCGGGTGAACGGTGGCGGGCATGCCTCTCGCCGACTGGCCCGTGCTCATTGCGTACAACTGGACCAAGTCCCGGATCTGCTGGCTGCGAATCGCCATGTCGAGGTTGCCGCCGAAAGCCTGCTTCGCGGCATCCACGATCTGCTTGAGCAGTCCCTTGTCGGAGATATCGACGCCGTACAGCGCCTTGATCTTCTCTCGCGCTTTCTCCTCAGCGCTCTTGACAAACAACCGTGCCAGGCCGGCGACGAACCCCACGCCGGCGCCGATGGCCGCGCCCAACGGTCCGCCGAATTTCGCGCCGATCATCGCGCCGCCCGCTGTGGTCATGGCCACGCCGGACCAACCGCCGCGCCGCAGTCCCTCGAGCGCAAGAATGCTCCCGCCGGCCAGCAGCGCGCCGCCCTGCCAGCCGCCGATCCCGCGGGCATCGGCGATCTTGGTCATGTTGCCCATCTCGTCCAGGCGCCAGCGTTCCGGCCGGTAGCCGATGTAGCCCAGGCTGCTCAGGAGGTCTTTCCATCCTTTGAAGCCGCCCAGGATGCCGACGCCTGCCTTCGAGGCGAGGCCGCCGCCACCGGCGCCGCCAGTCGGGATGAACGGAGGCGTGCCCCAGCCGCCGGCCGCACTGCCTGGAATCGGACCGCCCGTCCTGCCGAACACAGGCATCGCGCCGATGCCCAGCAGGCCACCCAGCCCGCCGAGAATGCCGCCGCTTCCGCCGGAACCAGCGCCGCCGCCCGCGAAGGTCACCTTCTGGCCGGTGAACAGGTACATCAGCATCGCGGCTACGCGTGACGTGACAACTTCCTTGATTGCAGTCAACAGCGCGGTTTTGAACGAGTTCGCGATGGCCGACCACACCGACAGCGACTTCTGAAGCAGCGCATCAAACACGCCGCCCGCCTGCTGCTTCAGCGACTCGAAGATCGTGCGGTTGTGCTCGCGCACCAGTTGAGCCGCCCGGTTGGCGGCATTCTCGCGCGCGGCCTGGATCGCCGCGTCCGTGGCTTCCTGGTTCTGCCGCCGGATGTCTTCGCGCTGCTGGCTCAGTTCCGCGATCCGCGCCTTGATCTCGTCGGCCTGGTAGCCGAGCCGCCTCAAGGTCAACTCCTCTTCGAGCAGCATCCGCGAGGTGTCCATGTCGTAGAGGCGCTGCCTCACCTCGTGGACCTTCTCCAGGTAGTCGACCTCAATCTCCGCTTTGCGCTGCTCGACGGCGATCTTCTGCTCGAGCGTCTGCGCGTCCGCGCCCTCAAGCTCGCGGAGGCGTGCATCGCGCTCGAAGCCGGCCCGCTGCTCCTCGAAGGCATAAACCTGGCGCAGGTGATCGAGGTTGCGCTCTGCGATCTCCGCGTCGTTCTGGATGCGTTGCTGGAAGCGGCGCGCCTCGAATTCCATCGCGCGCTGGTGCGCCTCTTCTTCATCCTTCAGATACTCGGCCAACGCCTTCTTGTTTTCGGCCGCAAAGTGCTGCTTGAAGGCTTCGAGCTTCTTCTGCGCCTCCTCGATGATCGCGTTCCAGGCCGCTCTGGTCAGGGCGACGTAATGCGAGACTCCGCGCTCATCGACGAACGTGGTGCGCTTGGCGATCGCGGCGTTGATTTCGGCGATGTCCTTGGCGAAGCCGGTCTTGCCAGCGCCCGTCGCAGCGAGAGCCCGTTCCCGGAAGAACTTCTCGTTTTCGGCCTGGCGCTTCCGGATCTCCTGCGCGAGCTTCAGCGCGTCCACATCCGGCTCGCCCGCGATCTTGATCCTGGGCAGGCCGGCCCCGAACTCGCCCCAAGGTCCCTGTTCGCCGGGCAGCGGCCTGCGGCCGGTGACCAGCTCGCGAATCTGATCGTCCGTCATCCCGTGCTTCCGGAGGTCGGCGAGGGACGTCTTGCCGGACAAGAGCTGCTGGCGGAGCGCCGCGTTCTCCATCTCGCGGCCGCGCGTCTCCAACCCCTCCTGCATGTCCCTGTACGACTTGTAGACGATCGCGCTCGCGGTGACGACGCCCGTGATCAGCAACGCCCAGGGATTCCGCGTAAGCGCCAGAGTGAGCGCATCGACGGCTTTGGCGATGCCCAGAATCTTGGTCGCGATGGCGTAGGTGGTGAGGATGCCCGCCAGCCAAACAGCCATCGTGCCCAACTTCTCGATCCATGTCACGTTCTCCTTGAGCCAGCCGACCAGGTCCTTCAAGTGGCCGACGACGGCCTTCAACTCGTTCTGGAAAGCGCGGCCGACATCGTCCTTGAGGTCCTTCAGTTCGCGCGAGAGCTTCTCCATCTGGCCGTCGACGCTCTCGGCTTTGGCGGCAGCCGCGCCCTGGATTTCCGTCGCCGCCCGCATTACGGCGTTGTAGCGGACCTGCTTGGCCTCGAGGTCGGTGAGCGTTCGGCCGCGCTTCAGTTCCTCAACTTGAACCGCCTTGTTCAGATCGACAAACAAACTCATCATCCGCAGGCCGCGGCTCTGGCCGGTTTCGATCGCCAGCATGATTTTCTCGAAGGCCTCGGCGGCTCCGATGCCTTCGGTGCTGACGGCGGCGGCGTCCTTGGCAACGCGCGCGAGGCCCTGCGCTTTTTCCAAACCGATGTCGGCGATGATGAGCTTCTGGACGCTCGTGGTGGCGTCCTCCGAGGTGTAGCCGATCTGGCGGATGGCCTCGATGGCCTTAGCCGCGGCGGCTGCACCGTCGCCGTGCACTCTTGCGAGAGTGCGGGTGACGGCGACCAGCCGGTCCTCCTGCGCCGCCTGCCGCGCGGCCCCAATGGTCCATTCCCTCCCAAAATCGATAACCCTTTGGATGGCGTCCGCGAGCAGGTTGCCGGCCGTGGCGCCTTTCACCATCGAGGCAGTCATCCCGTCGATGCCCTGCGAGGCGCCGCGCGCGGCTTTTGTGGCGGTCGCCTCGATACTCGACAGGTTGGTGTTGACGCTCTTGATGGACTGGTTCGCCTTATCGACTTCGATGGTGACGACCAGCTCGAGCTTGTTATCGGCCATGGGAATTGATGCGCTCTTGATCCAGCCGCTCGCGCTCCTCTTCGAGGATCAGCATGGCGTAGAACTCGTCGGCGCGGATCTCATCGAGCGAAACTTGCACGCCTAGCTTCAGCGCAGCCCGGAGGTCGAGCGCGCGGCGGATGAGGAGTCCGGTCTCGCTCGACTGCGCGGCATCGAGTTTGTCGAGGGGGCAGTGGTCGCAGCGGCCGCCGTCCTCCGGCGCATCCGGACACAGCCGTGGATCGCACAGCTCCTCGCGCCGCAGAGACCAGTGGACCAGGAAGCGGAGGGAGGGCCGCTCCGGCCACTCCCCGTTCAGAAGTTTGGGTCGCGGTCCTCCTGGAAAGCGGCATCGAGCGCGTCGATAGCGGCCTTGACCGCCACGGCCTGGTGAATGATCGGGACCTCGCCGGTGTACCCTTCGGCCGACCGCGCAAGCTTCTTGTAGAGGGTGCCCGCGGCCGCCAGGTTGATGGTCAGCTCCTGCTTGTTGAAGGGCAGATCCAGAATGCGCGCGAACGCGCGGCGGTACTCGAAGACGTCCTTGGCCGAGGGCATCGCGAGCACGTGCATGACCGTCCCCCCGAGCACCCGAAGCGTGATGCGGAAGGCGTCGCCGGTCTGGATGACGTCGTCCACCTCAGCCTGGCTCAACTGCTCGATGATGCGGCTGGCCTCGAACGGATCGACCTCGACCGCATCCTGCTCCTCGGCGCGGATCTTCGCCAGCAGGGCGGCGTCCACGTCCTCGGAGTTCGGAACCACGGTTTCGGAGATGCCACGCCCGAGCTGCTTGATGATCACTTTCCGCCTGCGCTGGCGCTCGGTCCACTCCTCGTCGGTGGGGAAGCGCAGTCGAACCGTCTTCACGCCCTCCGGGGTCCGCAGGTTCATCGTGATGGGTTTGGTTGCGTCAAACATGGGAAGCTCCTACTGGCAGATGCTGTCCACGCCGCATTTGGCGACGGCCGAGACGATGCCGTTGGTCGCATCGAACATCGGCAGGCATTCGACGGCGACGGTGACGATGCCGTCGGTCTCCCCAACCTCGGCAGTGGCGAAAGAGACCTTGTGCCAGGTGATCTCGAGCGAGTTGTTGGCATCGTAGGTGAGCGACAGGACCGCCGTGCCCGTGGTCTGGTTTTTGAGCTTTGTCAGCTCCATCGAGCCGCTCTCGAATCGTGCGGTGAAGCGCAGCGTGCCCTGCCGGTTGCCGAATTCCAGGCGGCCGCGGATCGCGCCGCTGGTAGCATCACCGGCGGTTTGGAAACCCGATCCGGGATAGAAGCCCGCGTCCATGCGGACGTTGTTCTTCCAGCCCGTCTCAAGCGACACGATGTTCTTGTTCGAGACGTAGTCGACGCCGTCGATGCTCAGCGCGAGCGAGGCCGAGGGCAGCAGCTTTTCGAGAGTGGCCGCCGGCACTACAACGCCGGAAGGCTCCGTGAACTTGCCGGAACCGGCAAACTCGATCGCGATGCGGCTGTTGGTGCGTCCCGGCCCGCTGCCGAGCGTGATGGTCCAGCTCTCGATGACGCAGCCTACCGCCATGCGGTCGAGCACGACGCCTGCGCCGGGGCGGATCTGCTCGACAAAGGAGAAATAAGGCAGTTCGGCAGCATCGCCGTTCGCCGGCATGAGCGGCGTGCAGGTGTAGGTGAAGTTCGGGGCGGCGCCGGATTTGACCACTTTGCCCAAGCCGAATGCCATCGCCCAGGCGGCGATCTCCGCACCCAGGTACTTTTCGAGCGTGCCAGTTACGTCCCAGGAGGTCTGGAAGGACTGCGTGGGAAACTCGTGCCCCTTGCCGAACTCCTCGGCGTCGTTCTCGGTGTTGAGCTTTGGGTTCGCGAGCGCGGCGTTGAGCTTCCCGAAGCGCCACATCTGCATACCCGAGTTCGCGGTCGCGATGTCGGTCTGCTTCTGCTTACCGAAGCAGATCAGAACCTCTTGCAGTCTAGCCGTGGACATCTTCCGTTACCTCCTCTCTTGAGGCCGGCGGCTCGCATTGTGAATAACCGGCCACCATCAGGGGTACGAGCACTTCGGGCTTCGCTTCGACCTGCACCGGCTCGCCTTGTCCGAAGGGCGGACTCATCCAGACGAAATCATTCATCACCAATCTCCGTAAACGTGATGGGAACTTCGAAATAGTCCAGCCCTTCGGCGTCCGTCTGGCGCTGGATCTGCGGCAGGTCCATCGGGTAGCAGGAAGGGTGGACCGTGGCGTTCAGCATCGGCACTTCCGTTCCCTCCGGCACGCCTTTGGTAATCAGCCGGAACAGCCGGTAGTACGCAGCCGGCGGATCGCTCTCGTCCGTCTCGCGCGAACGCAGATACAGCGTGACCTGGTGCTTCCAGACATCCACGGTGCCGAACGTGCCGGGTGCGGTGCCCTGCCACACGGCCATCACCGCCGGGGCCGGCATAGTGTGGATGGCCTGCGCCAGACTAGCCTTCTTTGGATACTGGTCGTGGTAGGCGTAGATGCGGTCCGGATGGCCATCCATCTCGGCGACGAGATCCGGAATCGCCCGCAGCATCGCGACCAGGTTGTCCACCAGTTCGGCAGGGTTGATCATCGTTGCCTACCGCCAAGGGCACGCTCGAGCAGCAACGTGCTTTTCATCTCGTTGAGCACCCGCCGCGCCGCTTCGAGCACGGCGGCCTTGTTTTTCGGCGAGAAGACCACCCAGGGCTCGATCTTCTGGTTGACCCACGCCTTGATGCGGTCTTTGCGTGTCGAGAGGGCCGCCCGCGCGCGGTTCTCGCTCACCGTCCGGACCATGAAGTTGCGGAGCATGTCGCCGGTGAAGGTGAGATTCCGGCGATTGCCCTTGCCGAGTCTGGTCTTGCGAATGGCGTAGCGCTTGGTGAGCGGCTTGGCCGGCGTGTCCAACGGCCCGAGCACGGCGCCCACTCGATTCTTTACGGCCGCGACGCCGACGTTGCCGATCTTGAACATCTGGTGCTGCTTGAAGTTCAGCCGATCGAGCCGGATCTGCTTCTTCTGCCAGATGCGCACCGCCGCCATAGGTCAGGTCTGACGCAAGCGCAGGATGATGCCGCCCGCGTGGTCGGCCAGAATGTCGAATACCTTGTAGGAGACGCCGTCCACATTCACCTCATCTCCGCGCTGCGGCGGTGCCGCAAGATCCGAGGCGCGAAGGAACACGGCTGCATATACGCCCGGCGCGTTCTCCTCGGCCTCGCGGGTCTCTTCGAAGATCGCCTTGAGCGTCGCCTGCTGCCCGGTCTGCGGCGAATACACGACCTCCCGGCCGAACGCACCTAACACGCCGGCATTGAGCGCGCCGGCCAGGGAGGTCCAATCGGCCATGGCTCAGGCCTTCGTGCCCTTGACCAGCACTTCCGGCCGCAGGCAGATTGGCAGCGGGTTCGACTGCGTGTGCAGATCCGTGCCGCGACCGAACTTGCGCGGCTCCTGCTTGGCGTACAGCGGCAGGCCGAGCGTGTTCGCCGTCTCGTTGAAATCGGCCGGCGCGAAGTACGTCCGGAAGGTGTTGGCGGTCCCCAGCGGGAAGAAATGCGCCTCGTCGTCGGCGATGAACTTCCGCACGTTGCCCGCCGCGTCGGTCGCCTGGCCCCGGTACTCCTCGAACGTGATCCCGCCGAAGGTGAAGCCGGTGCGGTAGTCGTTGCCGAGTTGCTGGTTGCGCTGGTAGTACTTAAACGCATCTTCTACCGAGTCGTGCGTGGTGAAGGCGTCATAAAAGCCCTGCGAGCACAGGCACAAAATGCCCGTCATGAACTCGCCTTTGAGGTTGTCCTCGATGAGGCGCTTCACTTCGAGCACCTTCAGCAGCACTTCGGTCGTGGCGCTGCCCAACGCGAAGTTGACCGTCTTCGGCGTGATGCCGAACTCGCTGTAGAGGTCATAGAGGGTGGAGCCGTCGGCGTCCAGGATCACGCCCTTGAGCGCGCCCATGCGCAGGTACTCGAGCGTGATGGCGTGCTTGTTGCGCATATTCTGAAGCTTCTGCGCAAGCAGGTTCGCGAGCGCGTCCGTCTCCGTCTCAGAGCCGAACGCGCGGATGCCCTGGACCTCTTCGGGCAGCACGGCGTCGTCGTGCGGGATGTGCGGGATCACGAACGACCGCACCTTGCGCTTGCCCTGCGTGCCGACCGTGCCGGGCGCGCCCACGGGCTGCGTGGGCAGCAGGTTCAGCACGCCGCTCATCTCCTCGATGATGATCGTGCGAGTGCGGACGCCCTGCGGTGGCATGAGGTTCAACTGCTCCAGCCGGCCGTAGGTGTTCGGGATCTTGTTGATGGCGGCGGTCAGCGCCGCCATATCGAAAGCGTCGGTTGCAAACGGATTGATGATCGGCATGGATTACGCTCCTTCCCGGACGAGAATGCCCAGCTCTTTCAGCTGCGTGATGGCAGCCGCTTTCTGCGGACCGGTGATGCCCTCGGGCCAAATTAGGGCGTTGTCGGCACAGATCGCGTGGCGCGCGATGATGACGCCGGGCGCATCGGCGGCGCTTGCGTCCACATCGAGCAGCAGCACGCCCGCGGCTTTCTCAGAGCCGTCGGCGGCGGCCGGTGCGAGCTGTGTCACCTTACTGCTCGCGGTGATGATACCGACCACAGTGCCGGTCTTGAGGTTCTGGCCTGAAATCACGGTGACCTTGTCGCGGCTGTAGAGGTTGTCCTCTTCGTGCTTCAGCCAATCGCCCAGGTAGTTACCTTCGGTTTGAACAGGCATGTCAGTTCACCCCTTTCCCGGCCAGGCGTTCGACGGCCTTGATCACCGGGTTGTTGTCGAGATTCGCCTTGGCGACGGTTCCGGTCTCCGGCATCACGTGCGAGCGGATCTCGGCGGCGTCCTCGGCGGCGCGGGCCTCCAGCAGGTGCTGGCGCGCTTCGGCCGCGCTCGCCTGTTTCGCCAGCAGCGCGGCGGCTTTGCCCGGCATTCCCGCCAAGGCGCACAGTTCCACGATTTCCCGCGCTTCGGCATAGCCTTGCCGGCGAGCCTCGGCGCGGATGGCTTCCACATCCACGGCGGAAAGCTCCGCCGCGTGCTGTTCTTCGTTCATGCTGCTTCTCCCTTGAAGTTGGATTGAAACGGCGCGGGCCGAAATGGCCTCGCGAAGACCGGCCAGGGCGTCCTGGCGGGCGCCGAGTCTGTCGGCGAGTTGTGCCGCGACGGCGTCGCCGCCGAAGTAAAGCCTGGCTTCGGTGTCGCGGATCGCGGACTCATCCACGCCACGGTTGCGCGCGACGGCGCTGACAAGAAGACCGTAAGTGCGATCCACCTCGGCTTCGAGCACCCGGCGTGCCTCTTCACTCAACGGCGTGTGCGGGTTGAAGTCGGCCTTGCGTGCGCCCGCGTGGACGATGGTGTACCTGTAGCCGAGCTTTTCATCGCTCGCGCTCACGTCGAGGTGCGTGACGATCACCCCGATGCTGCCGAGGCCGGACGTGCGGCCTGCATAGACTCGCTCCGCGCCCGATGCCAGCAGGTAAGCCCCGCTGAATGCATCCGTGTCGGCGACCGCAAAGATCGGCTTGGCGGAGCGCGCGGCATAGATCGTGTCCGCGGCGTCGAAAACGCCCGCCACCTCGCCGCCCGGCGAATCGATATCGAGCAAGATGCCCTTGATCGCTGGATCGGTCGCGGCGTCTTCGATCTCCTCCTGGATGTCCACGTAGGACCGCAGACCAGAAAGCGCGTCGAGCCCGTACGCCTTGTGAACCAGCGTGCCCTCGATCGGGATCACGGCGATGCCGTCCGGAGTGACTTCATACGGATTCCGGGCGGGGCGTTCCGAGGTCGCCGCCGCGGCGGGCGCAGGCACCTCGAGGCCGAGGCGCGGCGCGAGCACGGCGAGAATCACTTCGAGCTTTTGCGGTGCGATCAGCAGTGGGGTATCAAAGATCCGCGCCGCCAGATGTGGCAGAAGCGTCATTGGTTTCCTTTCGCGGGTCGGAGTCGTATTCCAGGCCGAGTTGGTCGGCCCGCGTGTTGTCGGCGGCGATCTCGCGGTCGATCTCCTCTGCGTCATAGCCTTGTTCGGAGACCACCTCGGCGCGGCTCTTAAAGCCCGCGCGCACCGCCATGATTTGGGCCTTGATGTCCTTGAGCGGATCGACCCAGGCGAAGCCTGGCGGAATCCACTTCACGTCGTAGTTGCGGTCGCTGGCCGGCAATGCGCCGGCGAGCACGGCGGCGTCGATCCAGGCCCGCCAGATCGGCCGGCACATCTGGAAGACGATGACCTG